GATTTGCTTCTGTCTGGCCACAGCAACATCCGGGTAAGCCCCGGTGAGCTCCGCAACATCTGGGATTTTAGCCCCAGTGAGCGAAGAGGGCAACAAACGAATTCCTCGTTGAGTCCTTCGAAAGATTTATGTCAAAAAAATTTTAATTTTATAAATCTTAGGAAAGTACAACAAGGAGAATTGCATTTATTATTACAGAATACATTCACTGCAGTTCATAAGGTTTTTGTCTCTTCAGGAGACAATACGTTAAATTACTATACGGATCTTAAGAAGGAACTCTTCCTTTGGGAAGAAGAACTCCGCAGATCGGCGATGGTAGATGCTGTTAACTCCAAACTTGATCAGTTACTGATCAGTACGTTAGGAAATTTAACAACCTCATCAACCACATCCTTTCTTAAAAGTATAGCCTGGGCCGTTACTTCACGCTTCCGTCATGATCATTTAAAGAAAAATAATAAAGACGAGCTGAGTAAAAACAACTTCTCTAATTTATTCAACCTTCTCAATAAAGACCTTGTCTTAGAAGAGTTAGTTTCCAATAACAATGAACTTGCCGTTCAGTGTCGTCAGATACTGGCTGGTAGTTTAGTTTGTTGTTCAAATATTGGTACACCCAAATCCAAGTTCTTTGAGGATATGGGTTTTAAAAAGGAAATTAAATATCGTTGGGATAAATTATTATTCAAATACACAGACTACGAAAAATGGACATATAATCAGGGCTTTTACCATTTACTCTTTATAGAGTCATTTAGGTATTGCCTTAATCAATCTGTTCTTTTAGTGAGTGGTCTAATGGATACATATTATACCCTTAAAGATATTATACTAACTGATGTTGAAATAAATTTTATGTTAGAAAAATATTTCTCCCTTTCTGTTCGTGATGAGTTAGTTGAATGGTTTAAATATCATTCTAACTTTCTCTTCGCAACGATAAATTCCGATTCTGAATTACCCATTGAGCCTTCATTTAATGAAGATGCCGCTGGTTTTCTTTGTGGTTCGAGAATTTTCCGCCTTAATAGGAAACTTCTTTATGAGAAGAATCCTGAAAATATAGGCTTTTTCTATACTATTATGGACTGTAAAAGGTCATTCCCCGAACTTTCCTCAAGTCGGGAACATATTAGTAAAGAGAAACACCGTGATAATCTTACGGGGAAAAACCGAAGGAAAACAATGAAAGAAAATGGAATTTGCCTCAGGGAAGAGGGAAACTATATTATTGATCTAAAAGAGTCAATTACTTCTGTGGTTGACTCTGTATTTTCTACCATAAGAGAAGAAAAATTAATTTTCAGGTTACCTACAAATAACTCATGTTATGAGAACGCCCGCTCTAGAGGTGGGAATTTAGGTTCTCTTTTCTCCTTAAAACTCTTAGGAGTCTCAGACACAAGTGAGGATTTTCTTCCTTGCGAAGTGGACCAGATTCTTGAGAGGACAAGAAATCAAGTAAACACATTCCCAATAACAGGAAAAATACCCAATTTGGATTGTGTACATGGAGATATGAGTTACATTCACGAAAATGAACGATTAGGTCCCTTATTTAATTGGGACCCCTTCCCCTTAAAAGAATGTCTCGCAGATTGCATCAAAGAAATTAAGGGTCGATATTATACTACGGATAATGAGCGTAGATCAAAAATTCGCTTACAATCAAATAAAAAGATCGGTCAACATCGAAAGATATGGACCAATCGATATTTAACTGTAGCTAAGGTTGCCACAATTGGCGAACCTATGAAATTCCGCATAGTTACCTCTGGTAACATGTCGGAATATAATATTGGTCGTATGATGCAACGCCCCCTTTGGGAGCAACTCCACTCACATCC